TTTCCGAACCGTGGATGAGATGATGGAAGCCACGGACAAGATGGAAAAGACCTTTGAGTCCGACAGCGAACATTGGGAATCACGAAGTTGGCCCGAAGTTGCGAAAGCCGCAGGCGTGTGGTCCCGCCCCGGCGCGAAGGCGAAGATGGCGGCGGCGAGCGACATCATCAAGATGGCGCAACTGCTCGCAGATGTTGAGCGCGCCATGATGCACGATCAGCCGGAAAAGGCCCGCAATCTATTGAAGCAAATTGAGCCGATTGTGGAGCGAAACAAGGACAGCCGCGAACTTGATTCGCAGGGCATGGTCAGGGCATTCAACGACTACAAGAAGCAACTGGGCTTCTCCCGCCCCGGCGCGAAGGCGGAGATGGACAAGAGCGCCGCGCTCGCCATCGTCGGGAAGGCCATCGCGGACGTGCCTGCCGGCGCGCAGCGCGATGCGCTGCAGAAGGCGCTGATCGACTACTACGACAACACCCAAGCGTCTAATCGCCTGCTCAAGCAGGGCAACACCAAGGACGCGAATCGCTTCGCCGTTGAGGCAGGTCGCGCGGCGCAGATTGCCGTCCGCACGTGGGATCGCATGGGGAAGCCTGCAGCTGAGCTGCGTGGCTTCACGCAGAACCTTGAGCGCGCCGCCGAGTTCTCCCGCCCCGGCGCGAAGGCGAAGGGCACGGCCTCCCGCCCCGGCGCGAAGGCCACGGCCGCCAAGCTCACGATGGCAGCGCCAACTCCGCACAAGGTCACCATCGTCGACAAGACCGGAACGGAACGCTCCTACATGGTTTCCGACCGTGTGCTTCGCAGCATCGAGGGAACAAAGAAGCAGGCAGAAGCTCGCGGAACCAAGCCTGCGTATGACGACGTCATCCGACTTGGGACCAAGATGGGCGAAGTGATGGAGGCCGCCAAGCCCTCCGACCTTGAGCGCGAGGACGTCAAGGCCGGCCTGAAGCTCATGGAGAAGGCCGACAAGGCCGTCAGCGACAAGATCCGCACCCTCATCGCCGAGGGAAAGCCGCAGGACCAGGCGGTCGCAATCGCGCTCGACATGAAGCGCAGAGGAGAGATCTGAAGTGGGCACCGCCGGATACGTCCCGAACTTCACCTGCGCCCCCGCGCAGGTGTTGTCCCCGTATCGCGCCGTGCGGATTGCCGGGTCAGCGTTTACCTTGAGCCCGGCAGAAGATCCAGGGCAGGTCGTGCTCGGCGTGACTGACGGCAGCACCCGCGCCTTTGACTCCACCCAGCACGCCATCGCCGGCGGCCCGGTGAGCCTTCAGAACGGGCGCTTCGTGCAGGTGACCGCCGGAGCCGTGTGTGCAGTCGGCGACCTCCTGAAGGTCACTACGGGCGGCAAGCTTGTCCCGGCAGCAGGCGACCGCGCCTTCTTCCAGGCGTGTGAGAGCGCTTCAGCAGACAATGAAATTATCTGGGCCTTCCGCGTCCAGACTTGGGAGATCTGAATCATGGGAATCGCAGGACATACCCCGAACTTCACCGCCGCCGGCACCATTCTCCCGTTCTCGTGCGTGAAGGCCGGCACCACGGACCCGTTCCGCGTCCAGGTCGCCACGCTCGAGGACGAAGTGGTGCTCGGGATCACCGATGGCAGCACGCGGGCGTTCGACTCCACGAACCATGCCGTGGCAGGCGATCCCGTGGTCCTGCAGAACAGCGAGTTCGTACAGCTCCGCGCCGGCGGAACGATTGCGGTCGGCGACGGCCTGCGCCCGACGACGAACGGCGCGGTGATTGTGGCAACCGCCCGGATTCAGTTCGTGGCCTGCGACGCCGCAGTCAGCGGCGAGATCTTCTGGGCGCAGCGCGTGGGGTCAGTTGAGCCCGCAATGGTTGGACCAGTCGTGTACGGTTCGTCTCGCGCCTCGCGGTTCATGGCAGACTTGGCATCGGGGACCGACAGTGCCGACTTCATCATCATCGGCGATAGCAATGTCGGAAGCGCGCTCTATGATTTCTGGGGTTATTACTCCGGCTTGAGCGAAACGCTGTTGCAGCGTGGATACACCAACTACGGCGCAGCCATTGCGCCAGCCATGAATGGCAGAAACGTCGATAACGCGCCCGGCTTGTGGCGCGGAGCGATCAACCTTTTTGCCCCAACAGGTGCGCTGCAGTCCGGCAACACATCGGGAGGCGCGACCGCATATGCAGGTTGGTCTCCCAACGGCAACTTCACGCGATATGGATCAAGCAGTTCAAGTCCAGATTCGCGTGATAACTGGGCTTATCTTGCAACTGGATCAGCGCAGTACTTCCAGACGTTCGGTTACGAAATTAACTCAAACCATCCGCTAGCAGCAACTGGGCAGACAGTGTTCTGGCGTATCCGATACGGCACCGACCCGGCTACGGGGGGTGGGTTTGCGCCGATGGTCTTCAATGGAGCAAGCGCAGAACAGTTCTCCCCGCGTGCATTCCAGTCAAGCCTCGGACCGTCGTACTCATACGCTGCCTACGAGAAGTCGTGGGTGACGAGCGGAACGACCTCCTACAGAGCCACGTGGTCCTTTGTTGGACCTTCAGGAGAGCAGTGCAAGGGACCGCTTGCTGTACATAGCGTCTCAATGTACCGCAAGGTGAAGGGCTGGTCGGTTCACTCGCATTCGTATCTCGGCGGATTCAGCAGTGATGCCATCGCTACGGTGATTGGCAACAACCTCGACCGCATCACACTGCTCTTGCAAGAGATTCGAGAGCGGCAGATTTTGGCTGGCGGATCTGGTCGTGTCGTTGTGATGTATCAGTTTGGAGTGAATGCAACCACTACGAGCCAGCCAGAAACGCCGGCGAAGTGGGTCCAAGCAGCGAAGGACATCTGGGCAACGTACAAGCTGGCATGGAAGAACCTTGGATACCCGGAATCGGACCTTGCAACCGTTGGATGGGTGAGCCATCAGATTGATGCACAGGACAACAGTTCGCTGGGTACGGGTGGCAACCTGGCAACAGTGCGAGCGGCTGCGAATCAGATGGCAATTGACAATCCCGATATGACGGTCGTGGATATCAAGCGACTGTTCAACTACAACCAGCTGCTCATGGGCACAGGCGAAATTGGAGCGACGGGCGTTCCGGCTTTGTCGACGGTTGGCAAGCCCTACTATCAGCGCATCAGCAACTGGCCAAACGCAGGTTCGGATTTCTATCAGCACCTTTCCGGCGGGCTGATTGGAGTAAGCACGTGGCATCCGACGGACGGGTACACGGCGATGATGAATGGCCTTGTGTCAGCGCTTCTCGCATCCGCATGACCGACATCGATTTCAAGCCCACCCAGGAGATGGCGTCTAACGCCGCCCGCGGCCTTGAGCTGCGGGCCAAGCACGGCCGTGGGGGCACCGAGGTCGGCGTGGCGCGCGCCCGCGACCTCAAGAACCGGGCCAACCTGTCTCCCGACACCGTGCGCCGCATGGCGTCCTTCTTTGCCCGCCACGAGGGCAACCAGAAGGGCGGGGATGATGACGCCGGGTATATCGCGTGGCTGCTCTGGGGCGGCGACGCCGGCAAGGCGTGGGCCGAGCGCAAGGTGGCCGAAATGGACCGCAAGGAGGGCAAGAGCGTGAACCAGAAGGCATCGCACGAGGTCGTCGAGGACGACGACAAGGTCGTCCTGCGTGGCGTTGAGCTGTTCATGGCGTTCGACCCAGCCATCGACGATGGCGAGGCCGACCCCGAGCTCAAGCGCTTCGACAACAAGCGCCTGCAGAAGATCGTCGCCGCTACCGGGAAGCACATGGCCCGAGGCTCCTACCCCCGCATCGTGATCATGCACGAGAAGGACGGCAAGGAGCCCAAGAGCGCGGTCGGTCGAATCCCGCAACTCCGATACGAGGAACGGGATGGCGTTGGGTACATTGTGGGAGACATGGAGGTCGGCAGGGACATCTTCGACAGACTTATCGCCACGAACGCCTTCCCCAGGCGGTCGGCGGAGATCTGGTCCGAGAGCGACCACCTGTCCGAGGTGGCGCTGCTGGGTCGTGAGACCCCGCGCCGGCCGCTTCCCGACACGCATTTCGCTCGCCGCGGCGAGCGCATCACGTTCTCAAAGAGCAACCACGATCTCGCCGGGGTCGGTGGTGGCCTCAACACCTTCGTCCCGGCGCTCAACAAGGAGGAGGCCGCAATGGCATCCGACAACGACATCCGCGAGGAGCTCGAGGCCATGAAGTGCGCGATCTCCGACCTGTCCGCGATGATGAAGAAGAAGTTCGCCGACGAGGGCGACAAGGAAGAGATGGCCGAGGACGGCGACGACGAGGTCGTCATGGCCGAGGAATCCGAGGACAAGGACGAGATGGGCGAGCTGACCATCACGCACGAGGACGAGGAGGAGGCCGAGGAGGTCATCGCGTCCAAGAGCAGCTACGGCCTGCGCGCCCGCATGGCCCGCATTGAGCGCGAGAACGCGGCCCTGAAGGCCGAGCTCACCCGCGAGAAGTTCGCCCGCGAGATCGAGATCATGGAGCAGGAGGGCTACCGCATCCCCGACACGCAGCGCGACGCGCTGGTCGGCCAGCTGCAGGCCTCCCGTGACCCGGTCTCCCTGCTCGAGTCATGGCGCGAGCTGTTCGCCCGCGACCCCATCGGAACGAAGATCGACATGAGCCGCGCCGCCATGCCCAAGGGAATGGGCATCGCCGACGTCGGTGACCTCGTCAAGCAGTTCGCCGGCAAGCCCGAAGAGTTTGCCAAGGCGATCAACGCCCGCACCCGCCGCTAACCACAAGGAATACACACCATGCTTCAGTTCTCTCCCAATCTCGTTGCGGGCGGCACGATCCTGCCCTACCGCGTCGTCAAGATGGACACCACCGCCTTCCAGGGCGTGGCGTCGACCGCCGCCGCCGACTTCGTCGTGGGCGTCACCGACGGCTCCACCCGCCGCTTCGATTCGGCCAACCATGCCGAAACGGGCGACCCCATCTCCCTGCAGCCTTCGAACTGCGTGCAGCTCACCGCCAGCGCGTCCATCACGGCTGGGCAGGGCGTCATCCCCACGACGGCCGGCAAGGTCGTTGCGGTGTCGGGGTCGGGCAATGTCGCGCACTTTGTCGCCCTTGAAGGTGCTGGCGCGGATGGCCAGATCTTCTGGGCGTACCGTCTGCCCTCCACGAAGGCAGTCTGACCGAAACAACTGACCCAAAGGAGGTCATACCATGAGCTACGTGACTGTCGGTGGCGGCCTGAACACCTACGTGCCGTCCACCAACGCCCTCGCAACGGGCGCTCTTCAGGTGGAGTTCACCCGTGCGGTGAACACCTTCCCCATCACCAAGTACGCGCAGATCGTCCCGGCCAACCAGATGACCGGGTACTACCTGCGCCTCAACTCGGACGACAACGTCCGCGTGACGGACATTAACGAGTTCATTTGGCCCCTGGGCAATGATCGCCCGGTCGGCAAGATGAACGAGCAGGACTTCGTCTCGTTCACCTGCCAGCGCTTCGCGTATCCGTTCTACATCCCGAACGAGACCGTGAAGCAGGCGGCGTGGGACGTCGTTGCCCAGCACGCTCGCAGCAAGGCGCAGCTCGCCATGACGGCTCGGTCGATGCGTACGGCGACGGCCCTCACGGGCAGCGCGGCCGTGACGGCCTTTACCGCCGTGGGCAACTACTACGCGGACGGAACCGCGATTTCGGGAGGTGCATGGACTGCCAGCACGGGCAACAACATTCAGAAGGGCATTCAGACCGCCCTTCAGCGCATCTCGCTTGCCACGGGTGGCGCGGTTCGCGGCGAGACCGACATCATGATGGTGATCTCGCCCGTTATTGCGAACTCGCTGTCGCAGACTGCCGAAGTTCGTGACTACGTCAAGAACTACCCCGCCGCTCTGCCCTTCCTGCAGGGCTCGGATACGTTCGCCAAGTACGGCCTTCCGCCGAACCTGTTCGGCGTGCAGGTCGTGGTCGACGACTCCGTCAAGGTCACGACCAAGAAGGGTGCAGCCAGCACCACCCGCAGCTTCGTCTACGGGAACGCGGCGGTGTTCGTGAGCCGTCCGGGTGGTTTGGTTGGCGTCGAGGGCTCCACGAGCTTCTCGACCTGCCAGATCTTCGCCTTCGAGGACATGACCGTCGAGAACTGGGACGACCCGAAGGACCGTCGCATGGAGGGTCGCGTCATCGACAACAGCACCTCCGAGCTGGTCGCCCCGGTCTCCGGCGTGCTCGTCGCTAACGTCACGACCTGACACAAGCCCCCCAACGGCACACGGGAGGGCGGCACGCTTCGGCGACCGCCCTCCCCGTGCCATAGGAGCAGCGCATGGCATTCGCTACCTACGCGGACCTTGAGAAGGAACTCGACTCGCGCATCATTGCCGAGCTCTGCACCGATCAGGGCAACCCGAACCCAGGGGCGAACCCGGTCACGACCATGGCCCTTGAGCGCGCCACGGCCATGATCAAGGCCTATGCCCGCGTAGGGAA